GTAGCCATCTGTGCTAAAAAAACACCCTCATCCTTGCTTGACTTGCGTAGGTTACATGCCTTGCACAACACTTGAAGATTCTCTAGATCATGGGTGCCACCCACCTTGCGTGGGATGATGTGGTCAATATGCAATGGTTCTTCATCGCTACCACAGTAACGACAGATGCGTCCATCTCTATCGAACACTCGCTGCTTATGAACTCTATAGCGTCTTGAGTTCAGCTTGTCTAATGCCATCCGTACTTACTCCAATGATCTAATGCAATGCATGGCTCACCATATCTGTTGCCTATGTATGACAGACCCCATCGTACCTGAGACCATCCATCCTGAGTAGCAAGCCATTCACTATTACCTTGAGGAATACCTACATGCGATCCATTAACAGCTTTAGGATTCCAATTAGATTCATGTGTATAGAGCTTTAATAAGCAGTTATATTCTTTATAGTTAAAGTCTAATAGATAGAGAGAATAAGTCTTATAGTCTATGTAGTTAGTTTGTTGCACTGGTTCAGAGCTACCTGCATCAGGCATACTGCATAGAGCTATCCCAATAGCTACTAGCACCCCGCAAGCTACGCCCCGAAGGGGCTTGCGGTGAGCCTTTGAGAGGCTCTGCGCCGTTAGCGTACCATGGCTGTCAAACTCATTACTATAAGTGCTGGTCAGAGCGGTGTTTCTATTCACAAGAACCTCCTGTGGATAACTATGTGGATAACTATTTAGGGTCTTTGCCCCATCCAGTTCCTTTGAAGATTGCCCCTACTGGACTGATTACTTTAATCATAGGTTCATTACAATAAGTACATAGAACTGTTGGTTTGTCGTGCCAGCCATGATGCAGTTCATTCTTTAATCCGCATCTTCCACATTTGTAATCGTAGGCTGGCATGTAAGGCATCTCCCAATCATCCATGAACCACAGCTGCATCGCTCGATGTCAGTCTCTTTAGGTTCTTTATCTAAGTGTCCGTATTTTAATATGAGTAGTGGCAAGAGATCAGCTAATCGGATGATGCAGGCATATTCACCAGCATCTTCTCCCTGCCCATTTAGCCGTATGACTCCGAATCCCAATTCCCCCGAAATGGATGTCCGAGCCTTTAATTGCTTTATGTACGCAAGCGGTTGAAATCCAGCGCGGGCTTTGACTTCAACATCGAATGGCACATTGACAATATCCTTGCCACTACCCCTTCCCACACATGCGCCCTGCCACTGAGTCGATAGGTACTCAGCCACAACTCGCTCTGTGCGAAAACCTCTGTGTTTCCTGTGCTGACTAATGATTCATCCCAGCCATGTAACCCATTGCAATCCCGCCAATGAATAAAGCCAATGTCAGAATCATGAGTAGCGTTTCCTTATCCATTGACTGCCCTGCACTTGTTACACGACCAAGTGCCAGCAACTACTACACCTGCTTCGATTCTTGCAGTGATCGTAATGTCAGAAGCCAGTGTTGGTTCATTGCATAATTGGCAATTAACTGTGTCAATCATAGGTACATCTTCCACATTAACCCAGCCGTCAGCTGTGTGAAACTCTGCATACCCCATTATACCCTCGCCTTCTGTGGTTCCCACTTGCCAGAACTACTCAAGTTATACCAATGCGTTGGACACTTATCCATCCCACCACTTTGACCCTTGGTGGCACAGAAGAATCCTGCCCAGTCTTTACCAGTCTTAGCAGAATGACCAGTGCGCCATTCCATGTGACCATGATTACAACTAGGTGCATCCATAGCTTCAGCAGTACCTAGAATCTCAGTCACTGTTGCCATTGCAGTCTCCAGAGTTACTGGAGCTAGTGTGGTCTTGACAGATGCTCCAATAGGTGTTGTCCAGTAATCGACATCGCCTTCTTTGATGTCCTGTGGTGCTGGTTTCTGTTGATCCTTAACTACTTTAAGTGCAGGATGATTAGGTGCAACTTTGCTCATTTCTTCTCTGCTAGGACGCTTTCCTTTAGGAGCATAACCCGCATTTGCAAGTGCTCTGCCAATTGCAGATGTCTCGCAATTCTCCAGTGCAGAAGTTTGATTGACCCCGCGAGTGCTAACTGTCTCTTCCGCGTACCCTGTTGCCCATGCGATGCTATCTTGGCTAGTCTTATAGAGATATGCCTTAACGATATATCTACTAACTTCCACAACTTCCAACTCAGTGCTAATACGAAAATCTGGATAGTCCTTAATAAACTTTTCAAGTCGAACCTCCACTGGTTCATAATCGGCTAAATTAAACATAAAGTTCATTCTCCTCTGTAGCTAGTTGCCCCATTAGAGCAATATAGGCTGCTCCATCGATGTAATTATCTGGCTTATCGACTGTGCCTGAACTGGCTCTGGCAATCTTGATGAGCGCGAGTATTGCACAGACTTGATAGTCCTCGACTGGGTGCTGTAGGTATGCACTAATGAGCATTGCTGCGTGTTGCATGTTATCTGCTGGATGGCCGTAGTCGTTAAGACCACGATCTTGAATGATGTCCGTTGCACTCTGTAGAATCTCCTGATATTTCATTCTTGCCAGAAATCTGCTCGATTGACTGCTCTGCCTTTGTGCCATCCATCGCGATGCCCGCGATCATAGGCCTCTTTGTAGGATTGTAACGCCCATATAATAAAGCTAATGCTTGCCCCAATAAGGCAGATAATAAGCAACTTTTCGTTATTTGTCATTATGCACCCACCTTCTCAGTGCAGTGTTCGCACCGACCAAGAAAGTCACCCTTATTATTTTTAGGAGGCATGTTGCAAACCACGCAACCTGCAACATAGACCTTAGTACCTGATTCAAGTGTTTTGATAAATAGTGAAGCTGTAGTCATTTTTGTACCTATCTGTGCCAATGCCCTCGATTGGCTACAGGATTAGTGTTGCACAATGCCCAGACTAATCAAGCACATTTTGATAACGATATGGTAACAATTTTAATAGTACCTTAACGACCCTAAAGGTACTATTAGGCGTAGAGCTTTCCATACAAAGTAAATGACCCATCCTTGTTTATAGGCACTAACATCGGGCTAACGCGGTCTCCATAGGTCTCAATGACTGCCACGCTCATCTGCCAATTAGCACTCCCAGCCTTCAAATAAGAGGCTTTCTTCTTGTCCATGACATTTCCTGCCTCTAAGCCCCAAAGAGTCCTGTATGAGGCTCCTATGCCCTCTGTGAAGGCACTAATGCCTGCTCTGTGCGTGTGACCACAGACTACAGACTTGCCGAACTTCTTAGCCAGCCCAAGAGCTGTAAGTCCAGCATTAGAGTTCATTGATCCTTCATCGCCATGGACTAAGACCCATCCCTTGTGAAACTCGAATGGTCTTTTATGGAAGCGGATTCCGAGTCCGGCAAAGTCCATAAACTTTGCGTATTCCAGTTCTGGTAATCCGATGAGGCTAGGTGCGCGTAATAGTGTGTGGTATAGGCGGTCTGTGTGATTGCTACGAGTGACATCTGTTGTGCCGAGTTCATAGAGAATATCCTGAGCAAGGCTTCTGTCAGCATCTAGCGTCCCTTCCCACTCCAACTTAGTACCCTGCGCCCAGCGAGACTGGCTCTGCATATCTAGCTCATCGCCTGTGTTTAGGATAAGGTCGAACTTCTCGCGCTTTACTAACTTAATAAGATTCTTTACAGCTGCTTCGTGATGGTACGGGATTTGTAAATCCGATATAACAAGATAGCGGGCTTTAATCATCGTCCTCATCTTCGTAGTTGCCGAACTTCTCTGGATCGACAGGGTCAGGTAATATCCATGCTGGATAAGATTGAGGTTCGGTAATCATAAACATGGCTACATCTTCTTTGAAGCCTGCTCGCTTAAGACTACAGAAATACTCATATAACCCTATGCAGTAAGCATCAAGTTTTGAGTAGCCTTGATCCTGTAATGCTTGGGTTGCTTTTCTTGCCATAGCAGAATATTACCTGTCTAGTAAGATGTTATAGATTTCATCAACTCGCGTGTTGAGTCTTTTAATCTCAGACAACAGATGAGTAATGACATACCCAGACAGACCACCAATGATTGCTAGTGTTGCTAGGTAGAGTGTGAAGAAGTCAGATTGTGTCACTTTTTAATTCCTAGTGCAGGGTCATTGCTGTTAAGAAAGCGCAATACTGGTGGAAGGATGGATGCAACACCTGCTGCAATAAGAGCTTTAGGGTCAGTGACTCCAGCTGCTGCCATTGAGATTACTGCTACTAAGAAGGCTCTAGCCCAAGAACCTGCTGCTGTCTTTAGTTCATTCATTGACTTGCTCCTAACATAGGTACTTGAAAAAAAGCACCATCATTGTCAGCTTCTTGCGAAAACGAGACATGACAGTGGTGGTTGTGTTTGTTTGAACCCTCGTATGTTCGCCAAGCCCAAGCCTTCTTGCTTGAGGCGATACGACCATCAAAGATAATGTAGGTAATGCGCTTTTCTCTTTTAGACTTGCATAAGAGACGAATCTGATCTGCAATATCTGGCATGAGGTCTGGCTTACTCCGACCACTGACATCACGATCCACATCGATGGCACGAACCCAGCCATTAGCATCGGGATTATGATCGCTAGGGCGAGCTGCGTGTCGAGTATCACCGATCCAGCCATCCGATGTGCGGTCACGACTTGGGTATGAATCATCGAACTGCTCTCGTAGCTGACTTGCAGCTTTAGATAATCTTGGCTTCATGAGCAATTATCTTAGTCAAGTGTTCCACTTATAGCCCTAGTGCCTTCAAATCGTCAGTAGTCAAACCAAGTGCAGCAAGTTTTGCTTGTGCTGCTGCTTTGTTTTCTGCATCAGATTTGACCTTAGCCTTTGCTGCATCCTCGGCATCTTGCAAGGCTTTAACGCTTGCCTCGAACTCAGCAACTTCATCAGCAGTTAAGTCAATGAGAGTTTCTTCGCCTGTTTCAACATTAACACTTAGTTTTTGTAATTTAGTCATTTTATGATTCTCCATATAGGTAGCAAGTTCCTGTTAAAGTTCCGCCTGATGCGGTTACATCAATGCGAGTAATTGCAGCAGAACCAGCGTAACCACCGAAACCAGTAGTCTGGATTTGTTGCGGTACTGTGTTGTCATAACTCTTGCCGTGCCAGTCATAAAATGTGTTTCCTCCATTTGTATAGTTATAAACACGCAACCACCCACGGCCTGCAGTTTGTATCGCTAAACCACCAAATTGACCGCCAAATGCATTGTTTGCGCTAGTTCCACCCATCATTGAGGTTTGACTGTTACCATCTGCAGCATCAACTGCGATGTTAGTTCCTTGTGATTTGATGCGCAATGTTTGGAACTCGTAATTCGTGCCTGAATCGTTATTGAGTTTCATTGTGGCAAATGTTCCACCAGCAGATGCTTGGAAGTTACGCCATACCAAAAGAAGATTTTTATATGATCCGCTAATTGATGTAAAGTTAAAAGATGCTGCAGCAGAAGGACTAGCAGTTGAAAGTAATGTTAATCCACCGCCTGCTGCTACCGCAGCCCATTTCAATCCTGTTGCAGCAGTGCTGTCAGCTGTAAGGACTGTGTCATTTGCGCCAACAGCAAGTCTAGATGGAGTAGATGCAGCAGTTGCTCCGATGATGTCACCTTTAGCAGTGACGATTGAGTTCTGTATAGCGTTTGGATCATCAAGGGAAACCCAAGCTGCACCTGTGTAGATTTCAACCACATCGGTGTCTTTAAGGTATGTGACCATTCCTTCTGCGAGAACGCTTGCAAGAGCAGTTGTACGCGCTGCTGCACTAGCAAAGACCATAACTGTCTGTTGCTGTAGATAAGTATTAACATCGCTAGCTGACAGCACATCTCCTGTGCTAAACAGCTTGTAGCCTGCTCCTGCCATTATTGCTCCTTAGTAACTAAAAGACGATACCCCAAGGATACCGTATTGTGTCGAATTGAGAATGAATGCATCGATAATTGGTTCAGCTGTGGTGAAATTGACTTTCCATGAATCTGGTCTGATTTGCATTGCCACGCCAAATATCTGCTGAGTTTTTGACAAGGTTGTATTAGATGGCTGACTGGTTGTGACAGTGATTGGATCAAAGAAGTCAAGTCCAAGGCCTGCAATAGTGCCCGCATCATAGTTATCCTGCTGTAAATCAAGGGTGAGGCTATCTACTCGCACTACTGTGTCTTTGCGAGAGGCTACGAATGCTTGAGCATATTGCAGAGCTACAGCATCGGTCTGCATAAGTAGGCCAGATTGATTATAAGAATGGGTAAAATACTGAGCAATGGAAGCGGCATCTGAGACTGTCTGCACTGTGCCACCCGTACGGGTGACAGTTGCTAGGTTATAAATCTGAGTATCGTCAAAGACCCACTTAACATCAAAGTAACCAATGCCAGTGCCATCATCATTGAACACCACTGGAGTGCCACCAATAGAACCCGCTGTGACAGCACGATCTTGGAATACTGCCTTGCCATCTGCTCCCATATAGACAGCCCCATACTCAGTCGTAGCAACTGTCTGCATAGCTGATAAGGCTGTTCTTTGAGTGCCAGGGTCTGCCTGCACTGTGGTCTGTCCTGTGTCAATATCGCGCATAGATGCAGGCCAGCCGATTGTGTCTAGAATCTTGGTCATTCTTGAGCCAGTAGTTTCGCCTGCTGTTGCTCCAGTGACTCCAAAGAATTGAGCGTTTTGGAATAAACGGAATCCATCTACAGCTGTGATAGTTGTATAAACCAAGTCACCAGTGAACTTAGGAGTGCTGGTGTTGTAACCAGTAATGTAACCTGCATAGATTGGGTAAGTTACTCCCAAGTAGGTTGCAGTAATAGCAATTTTGCGCATAGGGCTTAGATATGTGTAATAAGGACTGGCAGGGTTCTGTGGATTGAACGCACCTGTTTGGTCAAGAATGCGGACGGATGCAGTACCAGTATTGAACTGTTCGGCCGATAGTTGTCTGCCTCTATTGGTTGAGATTGTATCTACTAGGTCAGAGACATCCACAATTAGAGCTGTGGCATCGGCTAAGACATCAAGGCTTCCCAGTTGGGACTGATCTAAGATAAATGGGTTGCCAAAGGTTGCTCCAGTAGAGAAGTTTATAATTACATTGATTACTGGCCGACTCATAAGGCTCCAGCAGTTGTGATGTAATCCCCTTGCTTATTAAGCCTAATAATTGTGTCTTGAATGAGACCAGATAGCTCATCTGGATTGGCAATAGTGTTGGCATAGATTTTAATATCATAATTACGATCACCCTGTTGATTAGGGTTATATGTAATGCCAGCACCAGATGTAACACCATTAGGAAAACCATTGCTGTAATTTCTGTCTGGGTTTTGGCCAGGGTTGTAATCTACTCCAGGTATGCCTACGGGTGGAATGGGTTTGCCAAGTATAGGACTTACAGGGCTAACAGGCACAACAGGTGCAACTGGGTTAGTTACACTTGGAGTCTTGCCATTATTAATAATAGTCAAAAGGCGAATAGCTTCATTTAGATTAGCTAGGTTAATTAAATCTTTAGGCAGTAATGTGTCAAGGATTGACTTAATATCAGCCAATTTAAGGCTTTGATTTTGTAAGGCTCCTAGAATAAGCAAGTCTTTGTTTAGCTTGTTAGTAGCAGCAGTAATGGCTGCTTCATCCTTAGAAGCTATGGCATCTTCAAGAGCAATAATGTCTTGCTTAATCTTTAGGCGAGTAATGTCATTAGTAATGGCTAGAAGTTGAGCTTGAGAGGTTACTTTGCCTAACTGGTCAGCCTGATTAATCATTGCAGCGTTAAGTTGGATTTTATCCATGTCAAAGACATCTGTGCCCTTGTTAAGGGCTAGATTAGCTTTGTCAAGAATTGCCTGAGACTTTTTATCAGCAAGAATTTTGGCCTGTGCTGCTGCTTGCTCTTTAGTTAAAGCTGTTACTTTCTTTTGAGTTGCTAGATAAGTGCCAGCCTGAATAGGGTTCTTTTGCGCTGCTACTTCAGCAATCTGTCTTGCTTTACGACCTGCCTCATTAAGAAGTGTTATGTAACTGCCAAGAATAGGAATGGCTTGAACTATTGCTGCGCCGTTTAGACCACCAAGCCCAGGAATGTTTTTGATTGAATTGGTTAAGATGCCAATGCCACGAATTACATCGGCAGTATAAGTGGCTAAGTCCTGCATACTCTTTGCTAGGTTATCGACAGTTTTATCATCGCTGAGCGTAGTTAAAGCATCAATGATTCCAGTACCAATAATTTCTTTTACATTGGCAGATGCAACACCAAGTTTAGCCATTGATCCTGCAAAGGTTGCAGCAGATTCAGCAGCTGCGCCCTTAAAGGTTTTGGCTAATTGATTTGTGACATCTTGGAAAGATTTAGTCTTAAGGTCTGCTTTAGATATGCCTACACCTAATTTAGAAAGTGCAGTGTTGTTTCCAAGATAAGCCTTACTCAAGGCTCCAGTTACGGCAGATAAATCTTTGCCTGTTGCTGCGCTAATATCTAGCGCAATGCCCATCAATCTTTGTGTTTGTGCAGTGTCTTTAGTTGCTATTGCTAGAGTCTGATATGCAGGACGCAATAAATCATCGACTACACCGAACTCAGTCTGTAGTCTTTGAATGTAAGATTCAGCACTTGCTGCATCGCGTTCTAAGCCGACATTTTTAAGAGCTAGGGCTAATTGCTTCTGAGCTTTCTGGTCGGCTGCTGCTGCTTTAACTGAGGCTTTGGCATAACCAAGAACGGCAGCAGTACCAAAAGCAACTCCAAAAGTTTTGGCTAGGCTTTTAGCCGATTTACTAAGTTTGTCTGTTGCGCTTTCCGCTTGCTTAAAAGCCTTTTTGCCAGTAAATTCTGCTGCGACATCAATTAAAATAGTCATGCTGTTGCCTTCTTAAAGTCGCTGTTTGCCTTTTCAATAGCTCTTAGAACGCCATCTCTTGCTGCGCCTCTATCTTCATCATAGGCACGAAAGAGAACAGCACCTTGCTCTTTACCTTGACCCTTAAACTCTGAGGCATACTTGCTTCTTTGATTCTGAACAAAGCGGCTATTGGGAGTCTTGCGACCCATAGTTTCATATATTGCACCAGCTGCAGTCTTATTTAATAAACGCGCTAATGATCTAAAGCCTCTAGAGTTAGCCTTAGATGGAGTGGTCTTATATGAGATGCCTGATTTAACAGAACGAGAATCAAAGAGAGGAAACTTGCCAGTGTAATTATCTCGACTGCGCCATCCGCTAAGGATTGAGCCGTTGTCTGGCACATACCCTCTAGCAACCTTCACAACGGGTTTTAAGGCTGTTGCAATCTCTTTTGGCATCTGCTTAGCCAAGTCTGGAGTATAAGCGCGTAGAGCCTTACGGAGTTCAATACCGCCCTTTACGCTTACTGGCATCCTGAATCTCCTTTGCTTCATCTTTGAGACCCTTCAACAAGGCTTGGAGCATTATTGGGTCTAACTCTAACAACTGCTGTGGCGCGATTCCCAACCTAATGCTCAAGCGAGCTATTAAGTAGGTGAATGGATAATCGCGCTTTAAGCTAAAGGGTCTGAGTCAAGTACCTCAACACTCTTAAGTGTCTCAATAAACTCAATCCCAAACGGCTTAACAGTTTCACCTGATCTGCGTGTGATTTCCCATGCTAACCAATAAACATCCGTCTGCTTTTCTTCTTCTCGAAAAGCGCGATGGAAACCCTTTTTAGCGAATAACTCGAATGAATACTCCACTGCTGGAGTAATCTCACCCTCGATAACGCTTCCGTCTGTTCGAACTATCTTCAGTCTTGCCATGAGCAGCCCCTTTATTTAGTTAGATTATGACCAAGTACCTGTAGAAGCAAGAGTTGTCTTGCTGTTACATGTGAAGGTAATGTCAATCATTCCTTCATCGCCAACTGCACCATTGATGTCAGTTAGGTTATCTACGAAGATTGTACCTGAGTAAAGCTGGTTTGTTGCTGATACAGCGGCATCAGAAGTCTGAATTGCCTGCCATGCAACAGTTGTGCCGAAAGCAGCCTGAAGTGTTGCTAGAACATTTGCAGAAGCTGTGTCGTTTAGGAATGAAACTGTGATTGTGTCTGCTGCTAGGCCTGCAACGAACTTATGAGCTGTATCGCCCATTGCTGTTACTTCTAGAGCATCTACTTGACGAGCAAGGCTGAATGCAGTTACATGGTCTGAAAGATTGATTGTGGCAACCTTAAAGCCTACTTTATTGTTTAAGAAAATTGCCATTGATTATTCCTCATCTTTCTTGGTTGATACTGGCTTTTGTGCTGGTTCGCTGACTTGACCAATCTTTTTCAAGAAGGCCAAATCCTCTGGTGTTAGTGACATGTTAGCTCCAACTTGTTAGGATTGATACGGACATCTCGCAACTGAGTAGGTCTCCCGAAGCAGCATTGAGAACGCTAGGTGCGCTTATCGCGCTTACATTATAGGTCAAAGTAGATGCAGCAAGTAAGTTAAACACTCGCACTACGAAATCTTCTATCCCGTTAAGGTTGCCTTCATTATCAAATAAAGGCGTAGTAATAATAATCTTAAAGTTAGCCAGTGGGCTTACTGTATTACGAGCATTATTGCTAGGAGTCACATATGGATCATCAGGACTAACGATAACTGAGTTAGCCAGCACAGTGGCAGGCGGGAATGCAAAGGTCTGGTATTTAGTGTTATCGACTAAGGCTGTGGCTAGTGTCGTTCTAAGAGTAGTGAGAGCAACTGTCATTATCCCACCATCGAGCGTGGGTCGAGTGCATGTGCTATCAATCCTCGCACCTTAGCGAGAAGCTGTGCGCTCATTCGGTAAGGGGAAGGCTGGAAATCGACAAGGTTACTGCCTGAAAGGGTCGCAGTACGCGCTTGCCATATTTCAACAGCGATCATCAAAGCTGCGTTCTGCACTGCTGTATCAACTGTCCAGTCTGTATAAGACTCTGGAGCAACAGTGCCATAAGGCTCTATTGGATGATACTTCACAGTTGTGGTGTGGGTAGTTGCCATGCTGATTGAATAATCGCCGATTGCCGTGATGGTCTTAGTGCCAGCGTATTTTGTACCACAGTTAGAAACAGTTACAGATTCTCCAACATAAAAAATATCTCTAACTGGAATGTCAAAGTAAAGAGTGCCAATGCTAGGAACATTGCTGTGAGCTACTGCATATTGATTAGGAGTCCAAAGCATTGGAATTAGGACTACATCTGAAGCATCACACACTTCCTGAAGGGTTGCGTCTGGATACAAAGTACCGACTCCGAGAGTTGTGCGGAGTTCTGCGACTGTTGTAAGAGACATCCCATTCCTTTCTTAAGACTAAGAGGGGCTGAGGGCTACAGCCCCTCTTAGTGACTTAGATTCGCTAATTAAGCGATGTTGAACTTGCGGATTGCAAGTGGGTTCTTGATTGCTACTGCAAGGTAGCCATAGACAGCGATTTCAACCTGTCCTGAACCTAGAACCTGAACCTGCAAGCGAGTTGTAGGTGATTCGTAAGTTGTGTAAGCATCTGGAGAAACGATGTAGCTTGAGTTGTCGATAAGGCCACTCACGCCGATGTTTGGATCAACGTAAAGGTTGAGGCCAAGGATTGAGCCAGTCAAGGCTGAAGGAACAACTGCGCCTGAAGCGTTCATTGGCATTGCAGCTGTGTAGAGGCTGCGACCAGTTGTGTCAGCAAAGCCCATGAAGGCAGCCCATGTGTCTGTTGAACCGATGATGTTGCGAGCGAACTGGCCTGTGCCCTTGTAAGCAGCAGCAGTTTCTGTTGCTACGAATGCTTGGTATCCAGCAGCGTTAGCAGTTGTTGTTGCTGTTGCAACTGTACCGCCTGCAAGAAGTGCTGCAATTACTGCTGCATCTGTTGCGTTAGCATATGCGTTTGTAAGGTTCTTAATCATTTCATCATAGAACAGTGGAGCAGAGCGATCTAGAAGCTCCCATGAAACTGTCTGCATTCCAGCGAACTTATTTACGTTCACTGTTAGGTAATCTGAAGTGATACCTGTTTCAGTTGTTGTCTGTCCTTCATTGACATCTCCAGCAGCAGCATTACCTGTAACGCGTGGAATTGTAAAACTAAGTCCTGATGCAGGTAGCGCACCTCGTGAGCCAGCTTCAATTGCAGCTCTTGATGTCACCTGATTAGTAATGAACTCGTTCATGTGTGGAGCAAGTGTTAGACCTGTGTTAGTAGATGTATCATCATCTGCTGCACGGATAATACGGCGTGATTCATCTGAACCAGTCGCTGCCTTGATTGAGTGTTCTAGATATTGACCTGAAGTCATTGGTGCAATGCGCTCACGCACATTTGTCACAGTAACAGTTGGTCGAGCAGCTTCAACCGCTGCTGCCTCTACTGGTGCTGCAACTGTCTCTGGAGTATTCTCCACAGCTGTCTCGCTTTCTGTTGGTTGGGTTTCTTCTACTACTTCTACTGGAGTTTCTTCCTCTGAAGCAGCAATATCAGTGACTTGAGCCGACTTGAATGCTGGCTCTGTAACTAAACTAACTTCCATAAGACGAGCAGCAGTTACATGCATGACTCCAGCCTTACGACTTGACTTAAGAACTTCGACACCGACTGATAGGCCAGATGTCAAGCCTTCGCTTGCAGTAATGAGTGCATCATTACCACGAGTAGATGCAGAAATCTTGAAAGATGCATAGATACCTTCACCTTCTACATCATTAAAGAATTGCGCCTTACCTAAAGGCTCTTTTGTATTGTGCTGATTAAGCAACTTAATAGTCTTTGGATCTTCTGGAAGTTGGATGCTTCCCTTTTCGAATACAACTGCGCCTGCTGAGGTTGAGCCGACTTCGCCCGTTCCCATTGGCACAATTTTGCCAGAGATAACTCGCTTGGCAGTATCAGCAGTTAAGTCTGCCGAGAATGTTAGGATATTTTCCATTAGTTCATACCATTGCTTCCATTAGGTGTTAGGTCAGTCATTTCCATTGCAGTGCTTACATCGATAAGCCCTAGAGCAAGCAACTTCTCAATTACTAGCAATTCGTCCATTGGATTAGCGCGTAAGAATGATGCGTCTAAATCAAAGCGAACTTCATTAGTCATTGCAGTGATGTCATTCATTGAGAGTCTATCTTCAATGGCTGAGATGAAAGGTTGCAAAGTAAGAGAGACGAACTGCTTACGAGAATCAAGAAGATTGCTGTATGTCATTGAGTTATTGGCATCTGCACTAAGATAAAAAGCATCAATGTTGCAAAGACGAGCAATCTGAGTAGCGTAATCTTGTTTAGCCTCATTATACATCATGTCCTTAGGTGAGAACGATGTTGCGTTGTAACTAAGAGTAGAAGTCAAATAAGCAGTCGCACGATTTGCTCTTGCAGTTTTCCAAGCAGCTAATAATCCTTGAACTTCTTTAGGATCAAGGTCAGCACCAGAATTGGAAATATAACCCGAAGGCATGGGCGTGGCTGCTGCAATTGCACTAGCAGTTTCTAAATCTAAAGCTGCGCGTAATACTTGACCACCAGTAGTTAGGATTCCATCGCTAAGTGCTTGAAATGTAACCATATCTTCATTAGATACTTCTTTGCGATCTACATAATAAGATTCAATAGTTTGTGCATCTGGAGAATACTTTGGCGTTACGCGATAGTTAGGCAACCATTCGAATGATGCAGGGCGTCCGTCCTCTTGATACCGAGATTTTACCAACCAGTAACTAACACCATAGAAAAGTAAAGATTCGCAAGTGTATGCAATCGTAACTGAACGAGGTTGATTGAAAGCAGGTTGATCCATCCATACTGGCTTTCCTAATTCTTCACCAGTTGATTTCTTATACAGTTCAAGCGGCATAGCTGCCACTGTATTGCAAATAAGATTTCTAGCGCGGACAAGGCTTGGGATTCCAAGAGCTGCATTACGATCAATCGTGGCGAACCCAGAAAATAAATATGGGTCTCCAAGATTTTGTGGGGCATATTGCGCTACGACAGTCGGCTTAGTTTGCGTTGGTACTGCTCGCGTAAATATACCCATAGTCAGAAAGTATAGCATTTGTCAAGTAATTAGACAATATGCTAGTGTGTGTCTAAGTTACAATCTGAGGTTTAGGTGCTGGAAGCATTAACTTGCTAACTACCATTGCTAAGCCAATCGGAGCAGAGATGTCTCCTGCTGACTTTCGTTTAATAATTCTCCAAGCCGAATCATTGACTTTAGCTGCACAGTTATTCATCTGTTGGATCAATTCTGACTGACCATTATGGACAACCTTATTAGTAACCAATCCAGTCAATAAATCGCCACAGGCTTGATAGAACTGCTGACCTGAGACATCTTCAGTCATTACACCAGCTTGCTTCAATCTATCGGCTATGGATTGAGTGGCATACTTGTCGTAGCAGACTAATCGCGGTCTGTAAAGGTCACACCAGCCTTTAATAGCAGCTGCAATCTTTAGATCATCGACTGCGACCTGAGAACTCCAAGTCTCCATGATTCCGATGCCGATTCGCCCGTCTGGAAGTATCTGGCCAGCGACAAGTGAGCAATTTCGTCTGCTAGGACTTACATCAAAGGCAAAGACTGTGTATGCCCCAACTGCAATCTCCAAAGCGCTATCGCTAGTTTCTTCAAGAACTCCATGAGGCCACGGACTCTGAAGTGAATCAATCCATTGGCAAAGAGTCTCGGTTCTAGTCGTTTCAATCGGAGCAGTCGCTATTGCTTCCTCGATTGATTCTCTGGTGACTGTGTAACCCAGAGCAGGATTACTTGGTGCTACAGCATCTCGCCAGAAGGCTTCGCTGGATATATCTATTTTGCAATACTGTGGAGCAGAATACTCATAATAAGCAAAGGTAGAAGGTGGGTAGTCTTTAGCTCGTTCGACTAAACCATTGAGGACTGTTGAGAATGCATCTCCTGCATTAGATGTCAAGAATGTTTGAGCATTGGCTCTTGCGCGAGTCGTAGGTATTGCAGCCTTATAACCGTCCTCGGATATTTCACGCACTTCATCGATCCATAAGAAGTCAGCTGTACGACCACGCGCTGAGTCTCTGGTATCTGATACTAGATCAAGTGTTGCACCATTAAGCAGCTCTATTCGCTCACCACCATTGGCATAACGCACTGCCTTAGTCATTGCCTTTAACTCTGGAGTTGATTCTATGATCCATGCGATTTCTCTAAAGGTCATAAGGGCAGTTGCTCGGTTAGAGGACATAATGATGTGCTTCTTTTCATCGCCATAAAACATGCCCCAGATAACACGCACTCTACCTAAGTGAGACTTGCCATTCTGTCTCGAAATTAACAGCAGGGCAGTCTTAACTCGATATTGCTGTTTTTTATCAACCATCATCATTTGTTTAAGGATGAACTCCTGATAAGGCATGAGCTTGTCCATCTTTAGACGCTCAATCATCTCTAGGACTTCATTAGATCGTGACTTGCCCTTGAGAAGTGGTGAATGAACCCTCGGTTGTGTTAGCCCTCGTAGCGGTTGGGGCTTTTTAGGCTTAGTTTTCATTGATTCGTACTAGGTCTGACTGTAAACGGACTGTCCAGCATCGGCTCGGACTGCATCAGGGAGATACGGGAAGA